CCCGCGAACCGCGCTGAACTGCAGTTCCATGGAGTCGGCGTTGGGGTTGTAGCTGATCTGCGTCACCACCGTGTCCACGGCTTCCTTATTAGCCGTAAGATACCGATGGTAGCTCTCGAAAGGATGCGTGTTACCGACACCCTTACCGAACAGCGACTTGGCCGGGATGTTGATCTGGTAAACGTCACCAGACATATCCCCCTCCAGCAGGACCGCGAGACGCCGCTGGAAGCGGCACGCCCGCCCCTTACCCTTCGGGCCGCTGCCGTCCACGTTCTTTTGGCAGTCTACGCAGGTTGTACCCTGCGGGTTGCTCGCCTGACTATCCGGGCGATCACCGAGGTTCGACCAGCAATCCGGTAGCGTCGGCTTCGCATCCGGGTCGTACTCCTTCTCGTAGTAGATGCGAGACACCTTCTCCAGCGCATGCACGACGATCACGTTGATCGGGTCACGCACAGCGGAACCAACCTGCTCGCCGTTGACGATACGGCGGAACGTGCCGTTTGTATTCGTCTGGATACGACGAGTGGAGTTAGCGGCGGCAAGGGCCTTAGCCAGCTTGCTGGGCTCGCGCCGGGTAGCGGTGCTAACCGCGCCGGTTTGCGAGAAGATCGATACTTCCTTACTCATTGGGTATATCCCCTATTTGGAGTTGGGTTTGCGAACTTGGATGACGAATTTCCGGTCTGCCTGAAGCCCGACGGGCAGCAAGTCAGGGTTTTCTTCCAAGAACTGCTTCATGTTGCCGTTGTGGATACGCTGCTCCAGCAAGAACGGCGCGTCGTGTTCAGCGATGAATTTGTACATCGCCCCCCAGTCACTCGTCCAGTACCGGGACTGGACGCGACGAGAGATAGTACCACTGGCTGTCTTGATGCTATCCGCGTTGATAGCATTGCAGTGGTCAAGAAGTACGGAAGCAACAGCAGCCTGCTGCAACTCCAACACTTCAAGTTCTTCTTTCTGCTTGGCTTTCAGGTCTTCGATCTTGTTTCGCAGATCGATATACTGCTCGGCCATAACAGCGACGTCTACAGTCGGTTTATCTTCTACGTCGATCATCGGTTGCTCCTTCGTTATCCCGCGCACTATAAAAGCGGACATGATTGACAATGTCAAGCAGCTAATTCAAGTTCCTGCCGATAAAGTTCAACCAGACGAAGGTGGGTTTCGATGTTCCCCTCCAGCATCTTGTACAGCCTACGCTCAACGTCGCTGCCGCACACGTGGATAACGTTCATGGCGTTCTTCTGCCCCGGTCGATTGATGCGTGCGTTGGCTTGCAAGTAGGTTTCGACGCTGGTGACGGGCGCGTACCAGATAACCGTATTAGCAGCGGTTAGCGTAAGGCCATGCGATGCTGCCTGCGGCTGGATGAGCAGCACGCGTGGATCACGCCCATTCTGGAACTGCTCTACCAACACACTGCGGCGGTTCAACGACACATCGCCGTTTATGACCCCACATGAAATGCCTGCGTCTTCCAATGAAGCCCTAAGCATGTCGATGGTGTGCGTGAACGGTACGAACACCAACACCTTGTGCGAGGCTTCTTCGATGGCTTCTTTGATGACGTTCATGCGGTTGCTGACGTCGAAGTGCAGCACATCACCAGTGTCCGTGTAGACGGCACCGCCGCTGATCTGCAGCAGCTTGTTTAGCTTGGCTGCGGCGTGCACCGCCGTTACCTGCTCGCCATCTGCTTCGAACAGCATCTGCGAACGGAGTTCCCTATAGTAGTGTAGCTGCTGTGGCGTAAGCGGAGCTTCCCGCGAGACGTACAGTACTTCCGGAAGGTCGAGGCACTGGTCCCGTTCAAACCGGATCGCGGGTTGGAGAACCTTGTGCACGTAGGCGTCTGCCCCCGGCTTCGGAAGCCACTTGAACAGCGTGGCCTTGTACATGACTTCGGCGCGGAACTGCGTGAAATACCGAGGGCACTCTGGACTATCCACCAGCTTGGCTAGCCCGTACGCATCGACAGGAGATTGCGCGGCAGGTGTGCCGGTCATCATCCATAGCCGGTCCACGGTCTTCGCCACCTCTCGGAGATGCTTCCAACGCTGCGTTTGCGCGTTCTTGTAAGCATTCGCCTCGTCCACGATGATCAGGTCGAAGCCACCCTTCATCACCGCGTCCTTGACCACCCCCAACCCGTCGAAGTTCATCACCACGAACTCGCAGCCTGCTGCGATGATCTTCTCCCGCGCCTTGGCGGTGCCGTGGGCTACGGAACAGCTTCGGTGCATGGCGAACTTGAACAAGTCCTGCTGCCATGCGGCCTTCATGATGGATAGCGGGCACAGCACCAGCACCCGCTTCACTTCGCCCTTCTTCATCAGGTAGTCAGCCGCCCAGATAGCCGAGGCGGTCTTGCCGGTACCCTGCTCGTTGAAGCAGAAGGACTTGGGGTTGTTGACGAGAAACGCAGAAGTGGTCTTCTGGTGGTCAAAGGGCTTCAGCCTACCAGTCCACTGGTAGTCGTTTTCGATGTCTAGCATAGTAGTTGCTCCTACTTGATGGAATTGTCCGAATTCCTCTTGAACGACCGATTGGCGCTCTTGCTCTGAACCCGCAGGTTCTTCGTCGCATTGGTACCCCCCTTGGATAGCGGCACGGCGTGGTCAACGTCCTTGCCATCCCCCTTGCGAACCTTCCCCGCCTTCATCAGCTTGGCCCGTGCCGCATTGCGTTCGGCTCGGCGCTTCTTCTGGATTTCAGTGCCTTGGTACTGCTCGTACTCTTTCTTGTACGGGCGTGGTTTATTGACGTAGGGCATGGGGAGAGCCTTTCTTTGGTGGGATGACTTCGTAGTCTTTGTGCAAGAAACCGTCCTTGCTGCCGTGCACGTACGTAGCGCGAACCCACACGGTCTTACCTTCCAACCTACGTATATGGCCCCTACGAAGGTGGCTGCGCCGCCCCGCTCCGGTGCCGCTTGAAACGTAAGGATTATCCCACGTTTCCCCTCCAATACGAAGCACATGGTAGTCGTACAACGGTACCTTGCCGTGCTTGGTTCGCTTAGCTTGCAGCTTGGGGGGCGCGGCAACTACGGGTGTTTCGGCGTCGTGGACTTCAAGCAAGGAACACAATACGGCTATAGTGCGCATGTCCTCCATGGTAGCGGATATGCTGGCTCCTAAATCAACCCTTTCACCGTTAATATAGTCAACAGTATCAGCGGACAGTATCGGGTACACGACGTATTCATCTTTAGGTAGGTTGTCTAACTCAAAGTCGTCAAGATACTTGGACAGCATGCTTGCGTACACAGACCGGGCGCGTTTTTCGGGCGATGCAGCGCTGTACATAGCTGAAGGATTGATAGCCGCAACCCAAGTTAGCGGACTCCATCCCCACCCTTTCGGAGTTAGTACGGCTGACCAAAACATTATATCCCCGTCCCCACTTCCCGGCTCCTTAGGGGGGTGGCAAGCTATGATAAGGGTGAACTTACCCGCCACAGAATTTGGAGTTTCCGCTAGTATGGCTACGCTCTCGTAGGGAAGACGCACAGGGTGTCGCAGCATCCCCTCATTAAGCACAGCGGTAGCTGTATCCGGCACGTAGAATTTCGTCGTCGTCGGGAACGAAGTACGTAAGATATTCCACGTATCGCGAGCTTCTAATTCCTGCCCCATGTACGGGTAAGAGCTTGGTTCTCTACGCTCTGCCTCGTATATTAGCGCATCTAGCGCCGCTAAAGCGTCGTTGAACTTCCCCCAATGCCCGTGGATATGTTGCCCCTTCATTGGTGTTTGCTCCTACCTAACCGGGGTTATGTTCGCATGTAGTTACCGGGCACCAGCCACACAGCGGAGACGACTTGGCGTTCCACACGCCCGTCTCATGTGCCGTCTGCAGGTTATCCAGCACGTTGTCGAATACACCTAGATACGTATCCAGATGCTCACGATGGTGAATCTTTTTGATGAACGTTTCCGCCACCAAGAAAGTCAGGGACGATTTGACCTTCTGCACAGCGGGGAAGTGCGTGAACACCGCTCCCGCCAGTAGGTCCAACTGCTTCATGTCGGCGTACCGGGCGCTCTTCCCGGTCTTCCAGTCGTTCACGATGGCTTTCGGCCCGTCGATCACGACAAGGTCCGCGATCCCCCGCCACCATGCAGCAGGGTCGTCGAAGGAGCAGGGACTGAACCCTTGCTCCTCCTTTACGACACCCAAGCCCAGTTCGGCGTGCTTCTCGCCGGGGATGGCTTCGAACGCAGCTACAGCCTCATTCACGAACATGTACTTCATCGGGATGGGTGTGCCGTCGCGGAAATAATCCTCAATGGCTTTATGCACATCCTGACCGTAGATGGCCGCAGGGCCACCCGTGTCTGTAACGTCGCACAGCACCCGCAAATGCTGGTACTTCTTCGGGCACTGCTCGAACATCTTGATGCTGCTGTAGGACCAAGGGCTCATGATTCTTTGATGAACCTACCCTTGGGGTCACGTGGCGGTAGTGCGTGATCTTCGCCTTCTTCGAAGCCATAGGAAAAACCGTAGCGCT